AATTGGAATAGACCTGTAGCACCACTATCACTATTTAGTGCAGTACTGTTGAAATTGCTCTCACCCTGCATCACTCTATACAACTCTTCTTTCGTTAAGCCTGGATACTTCTGTAACATATCAGTCAATTGTGCTTGGAACTCTACGTCTTTATCTAGTGCATCTGAAGAAGAATAACTTCCTCTCTTAGCAATAGCTGTAGCGGCATTAGCGAAAGACACTTCTTGTGGATCCGGAGAACCATCTGTAGTATCATCACTCATACGACTTGTAGCAGGAGGAGGTCTTCTTGTTCTGAATGCAGAGTTAGTTGTATGTCCTACAGGAACACGACTAGGAGGAATATCTCCGGGGTTGACAACTGTAGCAATCTCTGTTATACTTAAAGGAGGTACAGTAGCCGTACCAGATTGAACTAGCTGTGGTGCTAATGATGCTGTCACAGTACCAGTGGCTAATCCAGATGTTGCAGAGGCTGTACCACTACCAATATTCACAAGAGTACCGTCTACATTAACGAGTCCACCTGCTCCTATACCTAGCTGTGCACCCGATGATAAGTCCATTGTACCAACAGACTTGAGACCTAAGGCAGCTCCTGCGTTGATTCCAAGCGCACCCAGCGCATTAATATTCATTGTAGTAAGAGAGTTCATACGTAAGGATGTCGTACTATTAATGTCAATCCCCAGATGACCCACATCAGGAAACGGTAAAGTTTGTGTTGACACAGCGGGTAGACCTGTGCTATGTATCTTCGTGTATGCAATACTATACAGATTCATCTTATAACTGTCAAGATGTATATCACCAAATACTGCTTGTCCATAGATACCACCAAAGTTTAAGGCAGTACCAGCTTTCATCTTGATGTTCGAATTAGCGGCTAAGTTAATATCGTCTGATGTAGCAAAGAGTCCTATCTTACCACCAGATATGTTCGTACCAGCGGCGGCATTAATATTAGCAGATCCTCTTGCGGTGACATTAAAGTTCTCACACTCAATGTCTAGATCACCATTAATCCATATCTTACCAGAGCCACGTTCTACTTTAACGGACCAATCACCCCCGACATTCGTATGAGAGTCTAGCTCAGTACGGTTCATTGTAAACCCTTCGGAACTATTATAAGTGTCTCCAAAAGACTTGACAAGTATCGTTCCATGTGAATCAATCTGTACAGCAGAACCAGAGGCATGTGATATAAGAATATACGTACCATCTCCTTCTCTACTATCACTCAACACCACATAGTTGTTATCGTTCTTACTGGTGTAGATAGTGTTGTCAAGATTCTTTTCTGGTGATATAATAGGAGGTTCAGACCATGTTTCGCCAGTAGCAGTCTCAATACCATTCTTAACGGCAGCGGCTTGTAACGGTCCCTGTCCCTTCTCTGCATGTTCACCACCTAGATGTCTATGTAATGGAGGAACACCTATCTTAGGTATAGACTCAACAGGAGCATAGTTAGCTTCTTTAGGCGCACCAGCTTCAGGAGGTAGTTGCAGATTGATACCAGGAATACGTCCCATCACCATAGGATGTTGAGCATCATCACCGTCCATAAAGAAACCAAACACCCAGTCACCTACATCAGGTATCTTCTGAGCGGCTCCATATGATCCGTCTAGTACAATAGCCCAGGGCAAATCAGCAGTAGGCATTGCTTGCTTATCTTCTGTATGGATACCAAATGCTCTTACTTTGATACGTCCGTCATTGGTGGCATCATGGCGATCTTCTACAACACCAACGTACCACATAAGGTTTCTAAAGCCACCACTCATTATCTCATCCCCCTAAACAGGCTTCTGTCATTGCTACTAGATAGACCACCCTTTGTAAGGCTTACTAACTGCGTGAACTCGTCCTCTAAGAAGAGGTTCGTTACGTCTGTTACCATGTATAACCCGTTTCTCTCTGCATCTGGAGTCTTCTTATCACCCACTTCAACAAGGTCTACTATTAAAAATATAACCATTCCTGGAATCAACGGATTTCGACCTCTTATAGTGCAATTAATACTGTATTTACTCATGCTAATATTAAATAGCTTCTTTGAATTAATTACCTCACGATAAAAAGGATAATGTCTATTGACTCCTCTCTCTTGTCCCTGTACTGGGTAGTCCTTTAATGCATAAACTTCGTCTATTATAGGCATTTGTTCATTAAGGAACTTGTCACTGTGTGGTATCTTGATATCATCTATCTTATTATTGGTAATAATTTTTTTGAATTCTGTTGTTGTACGTTCTACTGTATGATTTAATAGGTCTATCTCTAACATAGATGTCTTATAGTGCCCGCCTGATATCTCATTTAATGTATTTACTGGGCTACCGTAGTTGATACCTGATACTGTCTGTTGTGCCCGTAGCTGACCTGCGGGTGTGTTGTCATCATATGACTTATTAGTGAAGAATAATAGGTTATTGTCCTCTATCGCCTTCTCGTTCTTTATTGTATCTTTGTATTTGTTCTTTAAATACTCGGGAGTACAGAAGAAGAACTTATCTTTTGTCTCGAAGAATCTGAAATTGTTAGTAGAATCTTCACCGCCGTAGGCTTTTCTGGCGAGGAACAGCATTGTGGCGGCGGGCGTTAGACTTGGAATAGCATAGGTCTGCATACCAACAGTAGGTTCGATCTCGATGGTTTTATCATTAGAGTAATAATAGGTATCGAAGACTGACTGTACCATATCAGAGATTAATTGATCAGCGAATGATTGTCTTACGTCCTCTTGATGGGCTTTAAGATGTTCTATTGAGGTAAAGTTTAATCTATATGAAAGAATGTTCTCGGCTACATCATCAGCGGGTGCGACTTCTTCTACACCATAACAAAAGAATTTCTTGGTTTGTTTATCACCATAGAAATCTATCCATTGAATAGTAATATATTCTTCACCAATAATAGGTAGAGTACGTATAACACCTTCGGCATCGAATACAGTAACAGAGCCTGTGATGTTAGCCATCGACATACTCTCACTGAACGACCACTGAGTGATGATTTGACTTAATTCAACTCCATCACCTATCTTTGCGAACTCAGTAAGATTTAAAGGATTGATTGGTCGTATCTTGAATGACTCAAGTTTATACGAACCAGCCTGTGATGCGACCCTACTATTTGCCATTTAATTTTTGCTCAAGCATATTCGTTATTTCACCCATGTACGCACTATTAAATAACTGGATCTGGCGTCTCGCTTCATTTAATCTAAATTCATATTGATAAATACGGATAGCATTCCACTCGGACGCATTAAATGCAGGGTCTGGTTGAGGTGATGCTGAGTATGTCTTGTGATTAATCTTTACATTATCGTTATACTTACTCTCATACCATTTAATGTTAGTAGTAATGCTTGTGTTCTGAGTCCATTCGATCACAGCCTGACCAGTTGTACCCGATAATGTTTCGTATTGTTTCTTGATGTAGTCATCAAATGCACTTTGATTCTTTGGCCACTGTGTATATGGGTCGATAATATCATTAACAGACAGAACTAACCATGCCATTTCTGGATCATTATAGTAATAATATGCCACGTCTTCAGGCTTCTCACCTTCTTTTACTGTATAAGGAAGATATGCTGTTGCACTACGACTATTCGATACTTTTAATTTAGCCTTACGTGTGATATCAACCACACTCTGTCCATCATTTCTTTTTGTTAGAGGGAATTTACTAAAATAACTCATCCTGTCGGTCCTCCTTCTGAGTTTTTACTACCATCAGGTGTCACTCCGGCATTTGCTTGACCATCGTCAGCATTTCTTTCAGCTAATGTTTGTGTTGAAATAGTGCCATCTGGCTGATAATCTGCCTTAGTGTGAATAGCGGCTTCTGTCATTACCATCGTTAGTCGCACTGCACTTGGCTTACCACCTTTATTTAATGCAATACCGTTTGGGGCATAGTCAACATTAAATTGTGATATCATACAGGTCTTCATCTGAAAGAAGAATCTGCTATCAATACCATGAAAGAAACAATCGACCATTGATGGATATTTAAGTAGACCACGACCAAGCGTATCTTTACTCACACTCGCACCCGTTACGCCTTCCATTTGTGGGGTAATTTCGTTCTGAATAGTTCTAATAATTTGTCTTAATGTGTCTGCTTCGTCTTTAGTATCAGGCGATAATAGCCATTCGAAGTTATGCACCTTTAAATCAACGCCTTGAAATACGAGAGTGGCGTATGGATTGATTGCTGTTCCTGTGCCTGCACCGATACCCTTTGCTACATCAGGTGCAATGCCACCCATTCCTGCTCTAGCAAGAAACTGTGCTGTATCAAGAGACTTACCTAATGCTGATACTGCCGCATCTTTTCCCGTTACTGCGGCTGTTGTATCTTCTGCTTCTTGTTTAGCGGCACCGAACATACTTGCGAGTCTACCTTGAGCATTTGCTAGATCGCTCGCAAATTTAGTTGCGCCTTGTGTCGTTTCAGCCGCCAATGTTCCTAGAATGCCTAATTCATCACCCCCTACTTTGACACTTAGATTGTCTTGTAGGTTCTTAGGTAAAGGCAAAATAATACTCTTGCTAGTAATTCCAGACATGTGTGCAGACCCACCATAAGCGTATGACTTAAAGTTTAGGATCATAGCGTGGTGACCAATAGTAGAAGGAAAGTATAGTCCCTGAAGATCATTCAGGTTTTTCTTCCTCTGCTCGGTCATTGCCGCTACTGGTTGAATTTTCTGCATCTATTTTCCTGCCTTGTATAAATATTAAGTTAGACTAATTACAATTATTTATATGAGTTCACATGGCTTATCAAGGAAACTTTCGACCCAGAAACCCAGCAAAGTACCTAGGCGATCCCACTAATATAGTGTACAGATCACACTGGGAGCTTAAGCTTATGTCTTATTTAGATAGACACCCACACGTCACAAAGTGGGCGAGTGAAGAGGTTATCATTCCATACAAGAGTCCTATCGATGGGCGAATACACAGATACTTTCCAGACTTCTATGTGGAACAGATAAATAAAGATAAGAAGAAAGATAAAATATTAATTGAGGTAAAGCCTAAGTATCAGACTGTACCTCCTATGATAAAGAAAAATGGGTCTAAGCCTACTAAACGGTATATAAACGAGGTAAAGACTTGGGGAATTAATCAAGCAAAGTGGGACGCAGCCCGAGAGTTTTGTTTAGACAAAGGCTGGAAGTTTCAGATAATGCACGAAGATCATTTAGGAATAAAGTAATGTACGAATACAAATGTAAGATTTTAAGGGTAATAGACGGTGATACAGTAGATGTAGACATCGATCTAGGCTTTGGCGTGTGGCTGAGAAAAGAACGTGTTAGAATTATGGGTATCGACACCCCCGAATCACGAACACGTGATAAAGTAGAGAAGAAGTTTGGTCTAGCATCTAAAGCAAAGCTAAAAGAATTACTCAAAGATGGTGCAATTCTGAAGACTGAAGTGTCTAAGAAGGGCGAAGACATGAAAGGCAAGTTTGGTCGTATTCTAGGTGACTTTATTTTAGACGATGATCGTAGAGTGACTGAGGTTCTCATTGATGAGGGTCATGCAGTTGCTTATTTTGGCGGTAGTAAAGATGATGTCGATGCGGCTCACCTTGCTAATCGTGAAAGATTAATTGCAGAAGGTGTAGTAGTAATCTAATGGCAACACTCTTTGATGAAATTCTAACTAAAGGTGTTCGAACAGGACAAGTACCTGCACGTACTACTAAGGCACGTGAATGGTATCGTAACACTGCTAAAGAATATCGAAGAGTTAGTGACTCTAAGCTCATGAAAGGTGATGCTGAACGTCTGACTGCAAGACCTCTCGTTGGTCAGATGTATATGTATTACTATGAAGCAAAGCATAAAGAAACTCTACCATATTTCGATAGAATGCCTCTCGTATTTCCATTTAAGAAAGTAGCTGGTGGTTTTTACGGCTTGAATATGCACTATCTACCTCTACCATTACGTGCAAAACTCATGGACGCTCTATATGATACAGCAAGCAACACTAGATTTGATGAGTCTACTCGACTTAAACTTAGCTATAAACTGTTAGACAATGCGGCTAAATTCAAAGAGTTTAAGCCTTGTATAAAGAGATACCTAACATCACAACTCAGAAGTCGATTCATGTATGTGTATCCATCTGAGTGGGACGTTGCGCTATTCTTACCATTAGAGAGATTCCAGGGCGCAACAAAGACCCAAGTTTGGTCAGACTCAAGAAAAAACATAGGATAACAACATGGCATTCAATATTAATGAATTTTCATCACAAATCAATAAGCATGGATTGGCTCAGAACAATCTATTTTTAGTGAGAATTATACCACCAGCTGGGTTTACTCGCATATCTGACGGAGCTGAAGATAATTCAGTATCACTTAATCTGTCAAGTGAGTTAGAATTCTTCTGTAGGACCGTAACTCTGCCAGAATTAGATGTACAGACTGTAGACTATCAGAGACAAGGCTTTGGCGCTATTACTAGACGACCACAATCTATGACGTTTCCTGTGTTACCAACAGTGTTCATGGTAGATAGCAACTTTGCTGTTCTAAAATTCTTTCACAGATGGATGCAGAAGATCGTTAACTATGACACATCTGCTGGAGTGATTTCTGAAGTTGATGATGCACTGCCGTTTGAGATGGGATACAAAAACGAATATGCTACTACTATTGAGGTAATCGTATACTCGTTTGCATCAGAGAGTATCACATACAAATATACGATGAGTGGAGCTTACCCTATTCAGGTAGGTAATATCACTGAAGCATGGGAACAAGCAGGCGAGATTATGACACTGCCTGTAGGATTTACATATGACGAACTTAAAGTTACTGGTGCAAAGACTGGTAATGTTATCTCAGGAGGTAGTGGCAGTAATGGACTACTATCTTATCTATCGTCTATAAATACATTTACACAAGCGATTCGAGGTTTGAAGAGACCTAGAAGCATTCAAGACGCAATCAATCAAGTGTCGAATGTCTCTACTATTTTGAAATCATTTTAATTATTAATATACTATAGGAGTATAACATGGCATTACCAAAAATTGATCAACCGTTATTTGAGATCATTATTCCGTCAACGAATAAGAAAGCAAAGTTTCGACCATTCACAGTCAAAGAGGAGAAGATTCTTCTCATTGCACAAGAGTCGAAAGATCAGAACCAAATTCTTTTAGCAGTTAAGCAGATCATCACTAATTGCGTTCACGAGGTTAGCGTTGATGATCTATCAGTATTCGATCTGGAGTACTTAATCTTAAACATTCGTGCTAAGTCAGTAAACAATGAAGTCTCATTTGGATTTCAGGACGCAGATACAGAAGAACGAATTGATGTGGTAATTGATGTTGAGGACGTTAAGGTACAGTTTGATCCAGAACACACGAAAAAGATTGATTTGAATGAGCAGTATTATCTCATGATGAAGTATCCGACATTGACTCAGATTAGCGAGTTGTCAGCTTTAGCTGAAGAGACAAGTGAAACGGATCAGATGTTTAGCACAATGATATCATGTATTGATACTCTTATTGACACATCTAGTGATGAAGTATTCAAGCTATCCGATTTTACTTCAGAAGAGGTGACTGAATTTGTAGATGGATTCACTACTCAGACTGTAGAAGAGTTGCAAAAATTCTTTACTACTATGCCTAAGCTACGTCACGTAGTTGATTACAAAGATAACACTGGTAAAGATAAGACATTCGTTGTGGAGGGTATGGACTCTTTTTTTACATAATGTTGAGCCATAATAATCTTATGACGTATTATAAAAACACGTTTGCACTGGCTCAACATCATAAATATACTATAAGCGATATAGAAAATTTACTACCATATGAACGTGACCTATACTTGGATATGTTAATTGATTTTATAGAGACAACAAAACAACAACAAGCGTAGGAGCTAACATGGCAAAGAAATTACAAAACGGTTCTAAATTAGAATCAGCAGATTTAGATGGTGACGGTATCGTCACGGATGAGGAACTTGATATGCAAGAGCGTATGATTATGCTTGAGAACGAAGATAAGAAGCAGGACGCACAGCGTAACATGGCATGGTTTGCTTTGTTTGGTATGCTACTATATCCATTCGCAGTGGTAATTGCTTCGTTAGTTGGATTAGAAGGTGCAGGTAAAATTTTAGGCGATATTGCACCCACGTATTTTGTATCAGTTGCGGCTATCGTAGCGGCATTCTATGCAAAAGAAGCTATTGGTAAATAAGGTAAAGTAAGATGGCTAGGAAACCACAAATAGTAAATCTATCTAAAGAGACTCTGGATCAAATTACTCCAGCGTTGCACTCTATGCGTGACTCCCTTAAAAATCACACTCGCATTCTTACCAAGACCTATGATTTACAAATCAAGGCAATGCAGGATTCTGAAAGAGCTTCACAGCTAGCCCAGTCTAAAGCAGGCTCTATTACTCCTGATGATGTCAAAGAAACTGTTGAAAAACCAGGCAAAGATGGAAAGAGTGGAGGGTTTGGTAGACTACTATTCAATTTACCGATGCTTACGGCATTGGCGGCATCTATTACTGGATTTGATGCGGCACTAAGAGCGGCTGCATTACCTAAAATGATCACATCTTTTAGTAATGGTATTACTAAATTTAAAACTGGCATTACAGATTTTACAACTAAAGTCAAAAACTTTAAGATAAGTCTTCCGGAATTACCAAAGATATCTATTGTGGATATAGAGGGTAAGCCGTACGACTTTGGCAAATTCAAGATCAAGGCGCCAGAAATTCCTCGAATAACTATTCCCGAATCGTTTAATATTAGTATCGATGGACTTAAAACTAGTACTACTTCATTCTTCGATGGCATTAAAACTGGAATAACAACTAGACTAACCACTGCAATGGAGCCCATTTTGCTTACCGTCGATAATATCAAGACGGGCACTTCAGGATTCTTTGACGGTATTAAGTCTGGAGTTACGACACGATTAACTCCTGCTATAGAGACTATAGGCACTAAATTAGACACACTTAAAACGTCTATTAGTGGCACGTTTGATGGCATTAATGGTAAGGTCACTGAGAAGTTCGCTGCCTCATCAGAATTTTTTGGCGGTAAAGCGGCATCAATTAAAAAAGGCGTGCAGTCTTTTTTCGACGGCATTCCTAGACTAAAGGTAACAATGCCAGAAGGTGTGGGCAAAATCGGTGATAGTATTAAAGCAGTGTTTGGCAGTATGGATGAAGGAACTGGCATACTAGGATTCTTAGGCAAAGTGGGCGGTTTTCTTAAACCACTGATGGCACCATTTGAATTAGTAGTCAAGACTATCATGCGTCCATTCACACAAATTCTTTTGTCTGTTGTTGACTTTGTTACTGGATTCTATCAAGGATTTACTAGCGAAGATGGCACTTTTGGCGATAAGCTTAAAGCTGGTATCGAAGGCGGTATTAAAGGAATTATCAAGGGCTTCACTGAAGCAATCGATCTAATCTTTATTACACTTCCTGCTTGGTTGATGGAGAAGCTAGGCTTTGACGGTATTGCTGAGAAACTTAGAGGCTTCAGTCTTACTGCATTAGTCGACCCTGCATGGGAAGCAGTTAAAGGATTCTTTAAGAAGATGTTTAATGATCCAGGTGGCACTATGATGAGTATCGCACGTGGTGCAGGTGACATGGCTGAGAACTTTATTAAAACAATTCTTAGAATGATATTGCCTGATCCTGGTGCTGATAGAGCGTGGTACGATCCAAGAGGTCTAGTAGCAAAAGCTATTCCTGATTCAGTTTATGAATATGCTGGCATGAACCCGCAGACAGGTCAAGTTCTTCCTTCAGTTGCCGCTGAATTAGCCGCACAGCGTAGTGCTATGGTACAGGATGAAGCTACCAATTCTGCCGCAAATCAGGCTGCCGCTATAGCCGCTTCAGTTAATGTTGGCGGTGCTACAGTAATCAACAAGGGTGGTAACACAACAAGCAATACTATATTAGCTGGACAGAAAGCAATTGGTGGAGCTGTTGGTGGCTACGGCTTCTAATTAAGAGCCTAACCATGACATGGGCTTCTAATTAAGAGCCCAATCCCCAAATAAAAAAAGGCGACTCACATTTCTGCAAGCCGCCTTGTTCGCTTCTAACGCTAACTATTACTAGCTATTGTCTTCCGCTAGACTCTTGAAGAAATCCAATGATTCATCATCACCGCTATCACTATCAAGAGTTGGGGATGGGGCCGCTACGGGCTCTGGAGCAGAACGCTCTTTGAAGTTCGGAGAGAACCCCATACCCGCATTGTCATCCTCGGCGGTTACTTTGGGTGCGTGTGCACCGCCATCAAGTCCTAGAACCTTATACAGTTTTGCTTTCAGTTCATCGTAAGATTTGAAGTTTTTAGGATCGACAATATCTGACAAGGAATGTTGCTTGCTCCAAGTTTCTTCAAGCGTTTCATCTGGTAATGCAACACCGTCAGCACCCGACAGTACAGTTACATTATCAAACTCGGACTTATCGTAGTTACGATAGCCTTCTACTTGACGAATTTTTAGTTTGAAGTCAGCACCTTCCCAGAAATCAAATGGGTTGATTGGATCTTCGTCTTGAAACTGAGGATTCATAGCATCGTTCAGTTTGTCGAAGATTTTCTTACCAAACTTATAAAGATATACTTGACCTTCACGTGAAGGGTTTGCGGCATCTTTAACGACATAGATATTTGCAATGTAGTTCAGCCTACGCTTCTGCTTACGTGCAATCTCTTTATCTTCGTCATGACCAGAATTCCACAGCTTTGAGTTATGCTCAGATACTGGGTCATCTGAACCAAGAGTGGTCAGAGAGTTTTCGATATACCAGCCACCTGGACCTTGGAATCCGTGATCCCACATTCTTACGAATGGCATATCTTCACCTTGCGGTGCGGGTAAAAAACGAATAACGGCATAGCCATTACCTGCTTTATCTACTTCAGGTTTCCAGAAGCGATCATCGCCTTTGTTACCTGTTGAGTTCATCTTCTGGAGTTGAGAGTTCAACTTGTCGAATGATGATGTACGTGCCTTCTTAAGGGCTGAAAATGATGTTGTCATGTGCTTACTCCTGTGTATAGCGGTTTATGTTACGATATAATCGTTTTGTTTGTCTATTATACTAGACTGCGTTGTATTTGTCAATACATATTTCTCGCATTTTCACTTTATCATAATTTAAAAACGGTCCATATTTACTGACAATGTTATTTATACTCGGGTAAACTATCGTATCGTTGATAGACTTATCCCAGTACTTAAAGCACCCTGTCAGGTCACTCAATATGACCAGAGTTTCGATGCTTATTCGCTTCATGTTATAGAGTGACAATACCCGTGGATACTGACCATCTTCAACAACGAAGTTCGAATTAAAGTCTTCATCTAATTCGTCTAGTTCATTACTAAACATATAGCCTAAAGACTGTTGACGTTTCGACCAACTCATGAATGTCTCATTAGCGGTGTCATCATCAACTAGATCACCAACCCATACATTCGGGTTATTGATCATATTAGCTAACAAAAATTCTTTGTAGTCTTTTCGCTTTGCCAATTTAAAAAAGAAAAACTTATCTTTACGATTCTCAAACGCATCGACTCTGGCGTTAACCTTGCCGTTGTATTTGAAGTAGTCGTAACTTGAGGTAAAATGCCGCTTCATAGCAAGATAGCAGATATAGACCTCGAATGCGTCTTTAGTGCTATACAGGCTTTGTGTCATACCGGCAACCTTGTTAGTTTCTCTACCATGTTTAATTCTTCAGCCTCTTTATATATCTTAGCTTTCAGAACTGGTGATCGCCGAATAATCTCGCCAACCACTTCTACTTCAAGTCCATACTTCTCTGCGTAAACGATCACTGCATCAATATACGGAACTCCCCTATTGATATTCTCTGAAATTTCTTTCATAATCGTCTCAGAGTTCAATTCTTTTATAAGCCCAATGCTCTTAGTATCTGCGATTTTTTGTGCTCCCTGCCCAGTAAGTAGGCTGTTTGAAATGTAACAGCGTCATGCTTGTTATCGTTAATATAATTGATACCACCTAATGTGACGTTACCAAGAGTAGTGTCGATTTTAACATCGCATACTTTTTCTTGAACGTAATCAGTTTTAGCCATTTAGCACCTTAATTCCTAGAGCCCAATTCTCAGCCGCATCTTCAGCATATTGCCTGGACTTGCCTTCAAATGTTTCCCTACGAAAGAACTCAGTATCTCCAATACCCATGTAATATCGAATACAGTATACGCCTTCTTCGAGGTGAACCTCTGCTCTAGCACCATCGGTGCCTTCTTTAAAATATGTCTTAATATGATTCATTAGTTAATACCTTTACTGTTTATTACCTGTATATTATAACAGACAATGACAGGGTTGTCAAGCGTTTATTTGACACTTTCTAAAAGAGCTTCGATTTCTTCTATCTCAGACACAAGTTCACTCATGTTCTGCTTGTGAAAGATACGAGCCATTTTACCTAGATATTTTTTGGGGATGCCTACATCGTCTTCTAGAGAGATTAGGGCTTCTTTGACAAACTCACGTTCAGCTTCTTGTCGGAGATAAGAATTACTGATCTCTTCCATGCATGCCTTGATACGCTGTTTGTCAGCTGGACTTGAGGGGATTATAATACCTGTCATAATTTATTCACCGTGTTATAGTTAATTTTAAAAGTTGGTGCGTTAAGGTGCACCAAGCCTATACTTTAGAAGTTGAAAGTTGCGCCAACAAAAATGTCACCACGATTCCAGTCTTCATCGTATCCTACTTTGGCTTTCAACACTGGGCTAACGATACCGCTATCCACTGTGTATTCCATTCCAAGTTCAACACCATCATATTTTACATCACGTAGATCGCCATCATTCATCACATATACAGCCATACCTGGTACAGCGGAAAGTGTGTAAGATGGTTTAATTTCGTAGTGTGCAGTCCATGTTGATTGATTAGTATTATACCACGTTTTTACTTCGTTGTCAATACTAAAGTTGTCTGTTAAATCAAATGCGGCTAGGGCAGATGATGAGGCTACTAATACGGCCGTAGCCAAAATTACATTTTTCATTTCATATCTTTCTTTATTGTTTCTTAAAAGTGCCAGTTTCTGTTGACAGGTACTGGCGAACCCCGTACAACTATGCCGCTAGGGCGTAGTCTACAGGAGCAAAATTATCGTTTGCGTTTAGTTTTTTTCTTGCGTTAACGGAGCTTGCGCCCGGATTCTCCACTCATCTATACAGTCAGTCGATCCTAGTTCAGCCCCATCAAAAATACATTGTCTTCGACCCTTGCGAGGTCTGTATCTCTGCAAAGACACCTTATTGCAGTAAGGCGCAATGTACTTTTGGTGGAGCTGTCGGGTACTGCCCCCGAGTCCTGTCCAGCTTTAACTCGCTTCAACGAATCACTCTTATTTATACATATTACAGCATTTTGAGGCGGTTGTCAAGTACTAAGTTACAAAATAGTAACCTAAAAACAACAATAATAGCCACATTAGCCCTTTGATAAGAAAGAAGGCAAAAACACCCCATGCAAGAACCTTAGGAGTAAGTAATGCCTTCTTTATTCGGTTTAACTTTTTCATCATACACGTACTTATAGTACGCATATCCGACTTTTTATAAACCGTTTGGTATCAGTACATAATGTATAGTCAGAACTATAGCAACTGAAGCGCCTAGTCCAATCATCATCTTCTGAAAGTCTCTTGCTACTAACGGGAATACAGATTTCATCTTCATCTTACCTGTAAACGTTGCGATAGCGAGTTCACGACCAGCAAGCATACCTACGAAGACCCACGTAGTTGACATAGGAATGTCGTTGAGTTCTTTGAAGAAGTATAGGCATAACCAATAGAACAAGTCGATTAAAGTCGCACTACGGACATATCTTGTGTTGTGCTTCTCTAGTACAATCTGCTGTATCTTACCACCACGTTCTCTGAACATGAAGAAAAGACCCACAACAAACACACATGATATTAGCATCATTAGATCGACTGGCACAACACGAGGTAAGAACACAGCAATATTAGCCATGTCATGTGACAGCCAAGTCCACCAAAGTCCACCTGTTGCGAACCATTGCGCTATTCGCCAATAGTTTTTGTTCTTCTCTTGCACTGGTTCTGCTTCATCAAGTGTACGTGATACAACGTACCACACACCGTATGCGAACAGAGCGGCAATACCATAACCCATGATGCTTTTCATCAACATCTTTTCTAGCACAAAAGTACTTGCA